CCTCATTCTCGGTAGCTAGGGACCCTCTCTTTCGAGAGAGTTTCTGATAACGGAGGCCACCACTTAAGGTTAAGCCGTAGAGGGTTAATCGCTTTTGCGACCTCCTTCTGCGCCTAGCTGGGCTAGTGGATCATTGATCAACTGCCAAGAGTGGAGCGACTTCCAAGCGAGGACCCCCTCAACCCTGAGACTCTAGCAGTACGTGGGATTTACCAAATACCCCACGTAGTTGCAAAGATATCAAAGGGAAGAGGACCCTCCCATCCGCCATGACCGGCAGCATTAAGCGCTACCATGAGAACGCTCACTGGTGTTACCCAATGGTTTCTCTTCACGGGGGAGTTAGGACTTCTTCCTTGCCCCAATCGAATAATTGACCATGTCCGCGGCTCGCGGATCTGATCTCTTAATCAGTTGAGGCTTGGAATGGTTCTTTCTCCTTTTACGATCACCGCGGGACGGCAAGACGTGATAGTTGTTGATTACATTGACCAGATCTAACAGATCGATCTCTGTAACCGCTAACGCACGCATCCTTGCAATACCGCGGCACATCGCCGTGAGGTGATTTAGGATGGTTGCTTTGGAAGAAGCTATGGTCTTGTTTCGCCTTGTTGATAGAGTTGCAAACGGGTCTAGGAACAACTGAACATCTAGATGCAACCAATGCATCAGATTATCAGAGTCCCGGACTCGATGCGCTTTATCAAACTCCAACTGGAGCTCTGATATATTTCTTATCAGGACTCCAAAAGGAGGTAAGGCGAACAGTAACGATTGGGCATCCAACCCTTCAGGCACCAGGTGCGCGAACTTTTGTAGTTCCAACTGGAACCTACTAAGCTCTTGCACTTGGCGCTTGATGGCGGATTCTAGGACCCTGGCTTTGCACTCATTTAAGTAGATTCCGATAAACTCGGAAGACTTCTTAAAGGAGAAGCAACCCAGGATCCCTCCCAAGACGATCGAGCCGAGTTTCTCGCACTTGATACGTCGAAGGAGCCTGCTATCTTCTCGCGAAGGTAACAGATAGAACTTCCACGCTTTTTCGGCTAGGCGATCTGACAGACCGCCCCGTCCTAAAAGCAGGAAGAACTCCGCCAACAAGCCCCGGGAAACCAAGCTGCTCGTGCGTGATAACCATCGCGCCTCGACTTCCCTGAACCAGGTTGCCACTTCGTAATATGAAATGTGACGGATCAACGCGGTAGGGACCGCGTTCCTCCATTCACTTTTCTTTACAAAGCGAACAGCCTCGAACAGAGAGCCGAGGGGAGCTCCGGTTACCTCCTCCCCAAAGTGAATCCATCTCTTAGCGAATTCATACGTATCTTTAGACACGTGTGTCTTCGTTTCAGAGACTTTCACTCCTAGAACATCAAGAATCGTCATGTACTCCTTTGCGACGTGTTCGTCTGTCAAAACGATATCGTCACCTAGGAGGACATACTTGTCCCAAGATATGGGATAGCCGGCGCGTTTGGCACACAGCCGAACGATCGCATGATGCGAAATTGCAAATGTAGTCCATGAAGAATAAGCCCCCATTGGTTGGCCAGCTCCGTATTTTACGGAACCAGCACCTTTGGGAAGTTTATATTCACGGGTACATAGCAATTCGTACCATGCAGCCGCGTACTCAGGTGAGATTAGGACTGCTAAGATCGCCCTCTGTAAAGTTACAGGGAGGCGGTCCGTTGCAGAACTCAAATCACAAGAGTAGTATGGCCCTTGACGTGGTAGTTTGGTTCGGAAGCTACCTTGATCAAAGGTACAGTCAGGCTTAAGGCTCCGCAAAAGCGCAAACTGCGCCTTATGCAAAGGCTCAAAGCATGTCTGTGTCCAATAATCAAGGATAGCAACGATTCGGCATTTGGCTTCCTTGTCCTTGATATAACTCAACCGAGATAAAATCCCTTTCGGGACAATCTTTAGTTGGGTACACCAAGCAAGGGGGCTGACTTGTCGAACGAGGTCAATCGCTTGGATTAACTTCTCTCCCCCACAGATCCTCAGGTTGACAATCTGAGAGTCTGTAAGGAGAGAAGCATCCTCGATTGATCCGACCAATGCTTGCGCATTAGGACCAGATTTGGTGGAGACGTGTGGGCGCTCCCAAACGGGAACGTCCAGCTTCCAACCTAGGTCCCTCACAATAGCCGTAAGCTCCTCTTCCAAACAGGAAGGATATGGAGCTGCGGGTAAAGTGATGGGATCCAGGTCGGGTGCCTTCGATCCTTCTATGAGACGAACTAACCCTAAACAGGTTAGCGCGTAACGTAGATTGGAGCGAGCACGACTCCGGAACAACTCGACTAGAGGGAATGTCGCAGCGTGCGGCAGACCGTCTTTGTCAAGTTGGACCCCAAATCCCGGCGACTCACTAAGAGGTTGACCACACATGTACCGCGTACACGCGAGCCGGATCGCTTTGATCCAGCCCACAGTGTCCACGGGACCACGTGTATCAGCTCTCTTAATGATAAGCCGAGTCCATTGCTCAAGTAACCCTTTGTCTACGCTAACACTTAAGTATGCCTTGTTGAGGAATGTGATTACAATCCTCGCGAGGTTTAACTTTAGTTTTAGCATAGTCATTGTTTTTTGATGTATCCTGGAATGGATGCCGGATCATCTTTGGGGATGAATCACCGGAGCGCCATCCAAACGCTAGGACCGACCCTCCACCATTATCACTAATGATGAAGGCGGGTCATCCAAGCCAAGGACACGATGGGATCGTGTGAGTAGCTCGGATTATCGCCCCCCATGGGGG